TTCTGCCGAGTTTGCGCATAGACATTACTTCACCCATTTGACTGAGAACATACTCAGTCTCCGTTATCGTCAGGTTTTTGAAATGTGAGTTATGCAAATTATGCAACCACTTTAGTGATTTTGTAGAATAGATGGTTGAGAGGTCTATTAAAGGCATCAAACAACCTCTCTTTGAAACAGCGCAAAGTCTGCGCAGACTAATGACAAAGCGATTCCCGCACCGTATTGGGTGAAGTCAAATAGCCTTAGTCGAACAGTCTTTGATTTACTATTGCGCAATACATGCTCTAAGCCACCCGATACTGTCGTTTCAACATTTTCTTGTATGTGATTAGACAACTCGGTTGATAAATAGGATGTGGTTTGGCCCTTGAGTTCTGCGCCAACTGTTACGGATAAACCCTCGCTTGGCATAACCATGCGAAAGGTATATTCGCTCACTTTTTGACCGTTCATATTCCCGCAGTCTAAAGCAGACAACAATTCTCCGACATCAACATCGGCAGAATATACAGGTTTCAATTCATCTGTTCCCTTGACGGTGTATATTCCTTGATGGATTTTACCCATAGATATACTCCACCGTTCTGTGCTATCCTCAGACCATTGCATAACCGTTTTTTTGGTGTGCGGGAATGCTTTCGCTCGCTCGTCGCTTACAAGTGTGGTTCTGCGCTTAGTCGAAACGATAATCAATTTGCCGTTATCATTGCTCAACGATACTACGCCACTGTGTTTTTTCAGAGCGTCGAGAGTTTGCGCAATATCGGCAATAACCAACCTGCCACTTTCTTCATTCTTTTCCGAAAGGTTACAGGACATTTGCGCAATACTTGTTTTGCCATCACGCACTATATTTGTCGTCTGAGCAACATTTTTTTCGCCGTCATAAATTATGACTGCTCCTTTCACTTGCTCAAGAAGTTTACCGCCGACATTGTTCATGCGTCGGGTCATTTTTAGCATAGAGGTTAAGTCCGATACATCAATTTTCATCATGTTCTATACCTCCATCCTTAATCAATATAAACCTGTCGCTGTTCTGCCTTAGCGTCTTTTTCAGAACACGGAGACATTGCGCACATTCTGAACCTTCGGCAGAATGCGCATGAGTATGATTGCCTATTGACGGGAAACCCCGACATAGTATGTATGAAAGTTTACCCTCTTGCGCACATTCAACGGCGTAGTGTATTTTACCCGCAGTTTTACTTTGCATAAAGACGCGTTTTACACGCTTCTTAGGGTTCAATTGCTCAACCCCATGTCAAGAAAGGTAGTCCGGCCCAATCAACTGCGCCGTCGGCTACGGTCAAAACCGTGTAGTCTTTACCGAGATGCTCCATGTTGAAACCTTTCATTTCTTCGATTGAGGCTCTAATTTGCCATTCGTTGTCCTTGAGAGTCTTGTCTGCCTTGACACCTGCGGCGAGGTCGCCTTTCTTGGTGTATCGGGTCATCCATAATTGCTGTGAAAACAAGCGCATAGTTCCTTTATCCCATTCCGGTTCTTCACCTATTTTCATAAGTCCTTTTTGTCCGTTTCCGAGGTCTGCAAACTGCTTCTTGTCCTTCAAGTGAAAGTTGTAGAATACTGCATCAACAGGTAGTTGGTGCGCCCGATTGACTACATCCTTGAACAGTTTGTTGCGGATGCGCCATTCGGCCTGATTAAACTTGTCTCCGTCATCGACATTGACAGGATTATTAGAGCGATTTAGCAGAACATCAGTCATTGCAAACTCGCACCACTTAAGGAATGAAGACATGCCATCCATGATAACTGCGCCGACTTCGCCATCCCTGCACTTCTGCGCAACGATGTTGATGAAATAGGTCATTTTATCAACGAGAGCAGTGTAGTTTGTTGAGTTGTCTGCGTTGAAAATAGTATCATCCAGTTCATCATAGAGGGGGATGATTGTTATGTTCTCATCGTCTGCGTAGTTTGCCGCTACTGTTTGGACTGCGGAGTTATCGACATCGAATATGACAATACCCTTTTCTGCGCCGATGTGTTGGCGAGCAATAGAGACTGCTAATCCGGTCTTTGCCGTATTTTCTTTTCCGACGAGAGCCATTCTGATGCTTTGCGTGCGAGAACGCTTCTTCGCAAACAATTCTGCGTAGTGCGCTTTCATATCACGCATTGGCGGTTTGTCTGTCTGTGTGTCTTTCTGCGCAGTTTTTGCCTTTGCCCATGCGTTTGCCATTCAAAATCACCATCCACTCTCTTCTGCCGTTGAGTCATCGAGAATCACTTCTTCTTGAGCGACACCTTCGATTGCATCCATGACCCACCAACCGGAGACACCCATGCGGGGCATACCGTCGTTCTTGTCAATCCAACCGCCGCCGACTGCGACGACAATAGAGCCAACCGAGAAGTCCACTTTCGACTCTTCTTCTTTAGAAACCCATAGGTCAATCGGAGGAATCGGTGAAGTGATGTCAAGGTCTGCGAGAGTAATGATGTAGCCGCCCTTTTCGCGAGGGTCAATGTGCGCAACCTCAAGGGGTAGTGCGCAGAGAGCATCCCACTTTTCCTTATCAGAGAGAGAAGTGAGCCAACCTTCAAGGTCGCCCAAACCGGAGAGAGGGGTTACGCCATTTTCAGGCAAAAGCCCATTACCTTCTGAGTCCAAAGGAGGGGATTCAAAGAGACTGATGAGGGATTCATCGGCATTGAAAACAGAAACACCCTTCTTCGCATAAGCAGTTTTGCCATCACGACCCATTTTAGCAGGGATTGTTCCGGTTACATATGTAGGGTGGTCTGTGTATGAGTCTTCGCCGTTGAAGCGCACCTTGATTGGTCGGACTGTTTGATTGTCCTTTGTTCGACCCAAGAATAAGCAGTCTCGCATTGGTTCCGATTGTTGCTTGTAGCGACCGTATCGAAAGTTTGCGCCGCCGTTGGGCCATGTGGGGGAGGACTTGTCGGCAATAAGAACAAAGTGTCCTGTGCCGTCGTTAATATCCATAGCCGCCTTTGGCAAAGCATCTGCGTGCTTTTCCTCGGATTCTGCGGCGAAGTCTCGCTTGTATTCAAGAGTCGGATTATGAATGTAGCGGAAACCGCCGTTCACATCGTCATTCAAGTATAGTGCTACTGCGCCCTGCGCAACAAGACCTGTGCGTGCTTCTTCATCGAGGCCCATGAGATTAGTTTTCATGCGCTCATATTGGCCTTTGGCGAAGTCTTTAACGCGAGGCACACTGATAAACATGCCTTCGATTGCTTCGCAACCTGATTTAGCGAGGCGTGCGCTTACTACACGCAATTCTGCCGCCGCCATTCTTAGGCACTTCATGTCAATGTCTTCTTGTCCGAGGCCCGTAGCCTCAAGGTTTGCTTGGTTGGCCGAAAGAACCGTAGCGTGCTTTGCGAGCAATTGCTCAACAGGGCATCCGATGTTCTTTGCGACTCTATCAATAATTTTCTGTTCAATCATGGTATTTCACTTCCGTTGTATTCTGTCCTTATCCTGTCATCCATATAAACCCAACGATTTAACCCAATGAGAGCATTCTCGCAAAATCATATAGGACTATTTTTTCATCTACGCCATTAACCATGTCTCTCTCAGAAACCACGCACGACTCTACTACTGAGCGAATCATTTCAGGTTTAGCGTTGCTTGAAACAGCGTAGTCAAAAACACTACGGATTAACTTTCTAATGTTCATATCACCCACCAGTTTAACTGCGTCGGAGATACTCTTTTCTTTTGAGGTTAAGCGCAGAAAGCGTCGAGCATCAAAACCTTCGTTCATGCGCAATAAGAAGTTTAGTCCTTCTGCGGGGTCAAGAGTTGAATATGCTTGAAGTGCGCCTATGCTATTGCGCAAATCTCCGTCATGGCAATTTGCTATTGTTTTGAGGTTTTCTTCATCTACGCTCAAACCCTCAGAGAAAAGTATTTTGTTCATCACTTTAATGATGTCCGTTTGCGTGTGTTTGTTGAAAGTGCGCACTTGACATCGAGATTGAAGCCAACGAGAAACTTTGCTTAGGTCGTTGCATGTGAGAATGAAAAAGCATGATGCGCCTTCTATGACACCCTTTAGTGCGCTTTGCGCCGCAGGGGTCAATTGGTCTGCTTCATCGAGAAGTATAACCAGTTCGTTTAAACCGCTTTGCGCAAGCGGTATGATGTCGTCTTCGATAAACTCAATGCCTCTTGTTCTCTTCGATGAAGCATTGAAGTGCGCAACCTCAAAACCTTTCATCCGAGCGAGGATATATGCGAGAGTTGTTTTTCCTGTTCCGGCTTCTACGGAGTTGAATATGAAGTGTTGCATTGGCGCATTTTCATAGACAATTTTCTTCATCTCGCCCATCAAATGCTCTTGTCCGACAAACCCTTTCAGGCCCGAAGGCCGGTGCTTTTCCCACCAAATACTGCTCATCAATAATCCTCTCCGTAAAGTTGCCACATTCGGGCATCATGTTCATGCTCATAACCCATGACTTCATGCTCGCAACCGTAGCAAGTCAATTTATCGCCCATCAAGTTCAGTGTTGGTTCATTGCATAGGTGGCATATAGCAACACCCTTTCTGCGCAGAAACCATTTGACTAATCGCTGTATCATTCAAAATCCCTCCATCTCAAAACTTCAAGAGAGCATGTTCTACATAGAACTGCGTCGCCCATATCCATATCCATTAAACTCCATGAAATTATCATTACCGGCTTTCTGCGCATACCGCACTTTTTGCATTGGCGCAAAAGGCGACTCATTCAAACTCACCTTCAATCAATTCGTCAATGAAAGGGCGCAATGCTTTGAGCATACCTTTTGGTGAAAGACCCGCAGTATCGAGAGTTAAGACTCTATGCGGTTTGCGTAATTCTTGGGGGGATGGGTTTTTCATAGCGTTTTCCGAGTAGTGCGCAAGTCTTTCAGGAATCGCACCTCTCTCAATCAATGTGCTTTCTTGCGCACGCAGTCTGATAAGAATGCCCTTTCTGATGCAGAAGTCTGCCTCGTTATGATGGCGCACATCGTCTATGATTGCGATTGATTTTTCACCTTGACGGTTGATGGAGTCTTGCACCCTTTCGACCCAATAGTCTTCATCGACCATTTGTCTCTTTGCTTGACCCAACGCTTGTAGCAAGGGGCGCACTGATTCCTTATGTTCGGACTCATGCCGAAACAACATATATCTCGCCTCCACTTTTCCGTGTTTAGGCCAAATAGACTGCGCCACTTCTTGTCGGACTGCTTCTGCGAATGAGAATGTCATTGTTGTATGTGTCTGCGAAAGGTATTCACTAAGTAGTTGCGCAAGACTTGATTTGCCAGTGCGCATACGCCCCGCAATACCTATTATGAGAGTCATTCCTTCGCAACCCCTATAATTTTGTTGAGTCGGTCGAGAAGAATTAGGGCGAGGTCTATTCTACCCATTCGCTTGATAATGTCTATTGCGTCGAATACCAATGTAACGGAGTCGTTATACTTTGCGCTTATATCGGCAAGAGTCTCAATGCCTTGAATTAGTTGTATGCGCTGTTCTTCTGTTATTTCAACCATTTTCACTCCCCCATGTAATTTTCAATCATATCGGAAACAAGCCCTTCAAGTATTTTCTGCCTGTCGAAGTCGGAATTGCACCAAAAGCCGCAAGGGTCATCTCTGAACATGGCCCACTTTTCTGCGTGGTAGTCATCGAAGGGAGATTCGGGGAAAAATAACTCCATGAACTCGTTTGCGTTGATTCTGCTTCTGATATAACGCAGTCCTTCAAACATTTGTTTTACCGTGTAGTTGTTTTCAGTATTCATCTGATAATCCCTCCAATATGGCTTCTGAGTCATGGTAAACTGCTTCTGCTAAATTATGATAAATCCATTCTTCGGGCCATTTTCTAATATAGTCTATAAGCATATCAATTGCTATTTGTATCGGCATTCTTTCACGCAGAATATCATAAACGCTTGAATCCATGTCGTCTGCGTAAGTAGCATTCGGTTCTTGTCCGGCAACCATCAGAGCCAACCTCCTATTCCTCTTTCACGCAAACCTTCAACGACTTTTGATTTGACCTTCTTAGTTTCGACCGTCTTTTCTTTGGCGACCTTCGCAGTGAATCCATTAGGGAAACACTTCGGGCATGTGCGCAGAGCCATAGCATCTGCGTCTGTCATATTAGGATTATGAGTTATGGGTTCGCCACACGCATAGGAGGGATTCTTGTAATCGTATTCTTTAGAACCTATGTGAAGCAATTGTTTCATGGTGTATGCTTTGACCCATGCCCTATTAAACCGCACGCCGGACACATATAAGACAAGAGCCGAACTTGTCTTCTATTATCCTCATTTGACGGCATTCAGGGCATCGAACCGCACACTTTCTTTCAACGGTCGTCATGCTTGAGTATGGGCGAGTGAGCATCAAATCTCGTTCTTCTTTGACTAATTCTCTATCGACATCGAAGACCATGTTATTGACTCTCGCACCGTTGCTAAGTTCAATTTTGGTGTGGCCGACTGATACAACCTGCGTATTTTTGCTAATCAGTGCCGCAAGACTTGATTCGCTCGGCACTTCTCGGAACATACCCAACTCATGCAATCGCTCGCAAACTCTTGCTCTTGTCATCGGCCCTTCTGAAAATAGAATCTGCGCAATGAGGCGACGGACTTTACCGTTGTTCTTCGCCACATTACGCGCTAAGTATCGTTGTTATTTTAATCCTCGCCCAAATTATACCACACATATGACGGCACGCCTTGCGCACTATCTCCCCTTGACTTGAAAGAAGGTTTACTGCCAACATGAAACAGAACCGCGAAAACAAAGCGCAGAAAGAATATGAGTATGAAAATTATTACTTGCAGAATCATACACTGTTGATAATACATTACAACCAGTCCTCTATTTTTTTCTGCGCACGCTTTTTTACACCTTTGGGTAAAGCATCCTTTTCCGTTATGCGCAAATCATTTGCCGCTTCTCGACTATTCTCGATTATCCTTTGCCAATACAAATCACTACTGCGCACACCTAAAGGGAGTATTATTTCATCACTTCTCTTCTTCTTGGGCCACGCCATTCTGCGAACTGGTTTATGCGCAAAGGCAATTAGGTTCTGTTGAAACGACTCAGGAACATGGGTAAATGATTTTGCGAGTGTGCGCCAAAGTTCAATGTCTTTATTGTTTTCACGCAGAAAGGAGAGCATCAAGGGAATAGGCACTTTCTCGCATTCTTCTTTCGCTTTCGACCTATCTCGCCAACGCATTGTTGCGTCGATACTGCGTGTGTAATCCGATTGTTCAAAGCGACCGTCAATTATCACTGAATCGTTCTTCTTGATTTTTGGGGGTTTTGCGCAAACCCAAACCATGCGGTATGAAATATACGGCAACCAATCGAGACATTCTTTTGCTGTCGGATTTTTCTTATGGACTATCACTGTTAATCCTTCGACATTGGGTGCGCAAACAACCTCAGAGCCTTCGACATAATCTCCGACTCGATACTTGTCGGCATCATGCGTGAAAATGAGAACGCCCATCCCAAACACCTTCTATGCGAGAATACTCTTTTACTCCGCCGCTTTTGCGTGAAGTCAAAACACCCTTCGATTCAAGAACCGTTAATGCTTTGGCGACCGCATACACATTGATAGACATATGGCTCTGCGGGAGAGCGTCATGCGCTTTCGGCAAAATAGAATCTGCGCTAAACCATTCTGAAATATCCCATGTCTCAACCGCTTTAGCGACTGCGTGCTTTCGATATGCCTTACTCATGCTTTCACCTCCACGCCTCGCTCTTTGCACACATCAATGTATTCGTCAATCAATTCGCAACCAATACTGTTTCTTTTTAATTGTTTAGCGATAACGCATGTTGTTCCTGTTCCTAAGAATGGGTCAAACACTAAGTCGCCTTCATTTGAGTGTGCTTTTATTATACGCTCAATCATAAGTGGCGGGAATTGCGCAGGATGAATGAGATAATGGTTTTTGCCCCCGTTTGCGACTCTTCGTATTTCCCAAACATCTGTCGGGTTTTTGCCAAGAGGGTTACACCTCGCCCAATTGCTCCCCTTCGGTAGAGTATCAACGATTTCACCATTGAGAATCCACCTCTTCTCCCTTACATCATCAAGGTTGAAGGTGCAATTGTTGGGGTCTTTTGTAAGCCACATGATGCGCTCAGTCCTGTGAGTGTAGCGCAATTTATAGGACATACCGCCGTAGTATCGCCATGTAATTTCTTGCACCAACTTCAAACCATGCTTTGTAGCGATTCGGTGGTATAGATAAGTCAATGGTAGCGTTTCGTTGCGAGCAATTTTGGTGTAGCCGACATTGAGCATCATTGTTCCTGTGGGTGTGAGAACCCTTGCGGCTTGCTCAATCCATTGGTCGGCAAAGTCCTCATAGTCTTCAAAGGATTCCCATGATTCGTATGATTTGTTCGCTTTGTATGGTGGCGAGGTGCAAATCAAATCCACGCTTTGCGCACCCATTCCCTTCATGTGGATGATGCAATCAGTCTGTGCTACTTCGCAACGCAATACGCATCGTTCTTCGCAGGTCGGGTCATCAACACCGCAGTAACAACAACGACCATCATTGTAATTTGGATTCATGCCTTCACCTTCAAATTGGTTTTGCGCCAATCATCATAGAAAATTATTATCAGGACACCGTTTGGCATGGTTGCTCTGTAATACCCTTTACCGACCTCTTCGCCGGTCAAGTTGAACTCCAAAAACATACCTTCAAAAAAATGCTCGACAAAGTTCGCTTCTCCGTCATCGTCGCAGAATACAACGCTTGTCATGTTGGCGGCTACCTCCCACTTACGCATTCAAACCAACCCCGCATCATGTAGCGCCATCTCTTGAAGCGTTTCTTCGCTCAAGTATTGCTCCATCCTTCTAATTTCATTCTTCAATGATTTTATTTTGTCGTTTATCAACGAGTCCTGATTCAGACTACGCTTAGTAAACCCAACGAGCATATCGTTGCAAGAACTCAAGTAACCAGTCAAAAGGAGACAAACCCCTCAGTAGTTGCGTTTATTGATTGCTCAATTATTTGGTTATCCCTCAGTGAATAAAACTTCATTTCATATCGGCTTTCTTCGGTCATATCTCTTCATCTCCCTGTATAATTGACATAAAACTATCGTTCTTATAAACCCAACGGTTGAACCTCTTAAACTGATGCTCACTTAAGCCCCACATATCGCGAACCACCTTAGCAGAAACCCGATAACGACCACTAAACCACCTCAACCCATCGAGGGTCAAAACTGCAATAAGTCCGTCATCGAACATTCTTTTGACGATTTCAGGAAACTCGGATTCAGGGATAGGTCGGGCAATCAACTGATTGAAATGCGCACGCCATTTGATAGGCTCGCCTTCATTCATCCCGAACCACCCGCATATATCCGCAGTAAACCATTCTGCGTAGAGCAGGTTGGTAGATTTTATGAGAAGCGTAGCGTGATTCAGTAGTATGGCCGCAGTTTTGACACTGCCGCAGTTTTTTGTTTAGCGGGTGCGCAACCATCAAAGAACCTCCCATTCGCCATCATCAATGACGGTAGCGGGAGTTTGCATAGCGCCGAGGCGCAACTGCATATCGTTGAGAAGTTTAGGTTCGTTGCGCAGAACATCAACGAGAACGCCCATCACGCCATTGACTTGCTGTTGCGCAAGAAGGATTTGCGAATCAACGCCAATCTCTTTCTTCAATGTGCCAATCAATTTAACCGATGTGTTGGCTTGCGCAACAAGTCGGGTAGCGGTAGATAGCCATTCACCATCAATACCTTCTGCGTCTTTTTTCGCCTCCCATTCATCGAGCCATTTTGTTATGCGTGAAAATACATCCTCTGCCATATCGAGAGTTGTAATCGCTTCACTGCGAGCCTTCTCTACCTGCGCCGCTTCTGCGGGGTCATACTGCATGTGTTCTGACAAGTGTTCTTCGACAAGACCTGCCTCCCAATTGTATTTTGCCTCAAGGTATGAAGTAGTGATAATACCGTTGAAAACCTGAATCTCCAAATCCTTTCTGTCTCGGTGTGCGCAAAGAGGGCAGTTGTTGTCCTCCATAACCCAACGCAAAGACTCAATCAAATGAAACCTCTCTACGGTATTCTTCATGGCACTGAGTTCATCAATGCGTGCTTGTATTTGTTTTCTACTCTTCATCTGCGAGCCTCCATATTTTCTGTTTTGCGGCCCATTTACCGATGATGTTTACTCGGCATTGACTCTCATACTCTCCGATGAATCGGTCATCACGCATAAGAATCTGCGAAGCACTATGATTGTTTGAAGGTTTTCTGCCGTGAGAACCTGCCTCAAGTCTAAGTGTTTCGGTAAATGTTTCGCCGTTCTTTAGGATATATTCTACGCACCTGTCTCTCCATCCGAGGAATCGAGTCCTCTTACTCGGCATTGACTCCACCCCCGACATACGCAAAGGTTTGAACACCAATTACCTTTCCGACTCTGACAAATCGCTTTTGTTTATCTGCGCTCATTATCTGCCCGACATTACGCAAAGGGGGAACTGCGAACAGTCTTTTACCCTTTGTAGTGCGCACATCGGCGGCTAAGTCTTTACCGTTGAAAACTTTGTCTGCGCCATTCTCAAGAAAGTATCGCTCACACGCATCGAGGAATGCGGCGTATTTTCCCGTCTTGGATTTACTGCGCTTGTTCGCAATCATTTGTCGATAAACTACTTTCTTAACCATTCATAACACCATCCTCAAATCCGAAACGGCAGACTACGCCTTTGCGCCCCCTGCCATCTCGCTTAGGAATAAACTCTGTGAACCACGCTTGACCTATCAAGTGTTCTTCTATCCACCTCTTAGAAGCGGAGTAATCGTTATCGCAGACAAGGCGTGCTATGTCTTTGACGAGAACGGAACGGGGAACATCCTTTTCCCAATAGGTAGTGCGAATCAAACGGATGTCTTCATCCATAACATTTCTGCGCATTTTCAGTGTGTCTTCAAGAATGCCACGCAGTCGGTCGTCTAAATCGACCATCAACAACTCCTTATCGACCCATTCGCCCTGCATCATAGCATATCCAATAGCCATTCTACGGAACAAGTCGCTCTCAAAACTACGCACTGATTCCTGCAACACCCACTGCTCAAAGTCTTCACCGAAAACAACACCCTTTGGTTTTTTAGCCATAGTCTTTTCTTGTCGGTCAATGAACCACTTACGCAAATCTATCATTTCAGTCGCTAAAGCGGCACGCTTCGCAGGAGGCGTAGATGCCTGAGCGTTCTGCGCAATTTTGTATGCCAACTCCTTCTCAGGAGTCATTGTAATGTCAATGATGAAGAAACGACGGTCAAGACCGGACTCCAATTCAAATCGTGCGGGTTGCGTTCCCGCCCATAGCGTGAAACGAGTATTGTATTTCACCCATCCCGCTTTCATGGCCTTATTGACTCGGCCACTGTCGAGAGAAGTGAGTAGTTGATTTTTCATGTCGATGCTGTGGTCTTTTTTCCCTGCGTCGCTCATACTTGAAAACTCTTCAAAGCAAATGAAACCACCGCACATATCGCGAGCAAGCGGTCGGCCCATTATCTCGCCGTCTTCATTGACTGAACCAAACATACCTGCTTCTGTAATGCTGTTTGCGCCAATCATGGTTCTAAAACCAACGCCGCCCATTGCTTCGTTGTTCCATAGTATGCCGGTATTCTCTGCGCAGAACAAGTCGAGTAATACATTTTTTCCCGAACCTTTCTGTCCTCTGATGAGGATGTTAATGCGTGTATCTGCGAGTCGGGATGCGGGAGTATAAATCGGGTAGTCGGTATGGCGCAGGGGGCAGTCTTCGATAACAAATGAGCCTTCGGGCGCAGTGAGGGGGTCGAAGTCGCACATTGAACATTTGTTCACTGCGTTAAACATATGTGCGCCGATGCTACATAGGAATACGGGAACCTTGTCGGCAACATCGACTAAGTGGTTGTCGTCGCAGAACTTCTGAACCCTGTCGAAAATATCGGTCATTGAAACATTCCTCCTGAATATCGTTGCTTTCGCTTTTCTAATTCGGCACTATCCACCAAATCGTTGATGCGCTCTAAAGCCTCCGATGCCATGCCCATATATACGCTTTGCGCATCATCTGCTGTGCCATGAAGGATTGAAAACCCATGTTCACGCAACAAGTCGCACATATTTTGAAAGTCGGCAGGTTCAATCGGGAATGAATCACTGTTGCTTGGTTGTTCGTTGCGCATGATGAACGCACCCGACTCCGTTTCATCAGTGCATAGCGAGAATACCTGCGGAGATGCCCACGCCCAAACTGCCTGTAATGTCTGCGGAGCATCGTCTGTTCCGAACTCATCTGCGGAAACAAATACGCATTCTTTATTCGGTTCGGATGGGGGGTCTTTGAATAAGGAATCAAGCGCATATGTGCTTAAAGTGGATAGATGTTCTGCGTGCTTGAAGTGCATAGCAATATCGCGTGCAGGTGGGTAGTTGAACAACCATTCGTTTCTGTTGGTCTTGGGCGATACAGTCGGCGGGGATGCTACGCAAATATACAATGTGTTATCCCGTAGATAAACCGGCC